GGATGGGGGGTACGGGGGGAAGGGGGAACCATGGGCAGCACGGACGCCAGAGAGCCTGTAGACATCCTGGTGACACCCAGAGAGATCCGACTCACCTCAGGATCGGCCCAGGCCCACACGATTGAGTGCGACGTCAGCGACTTCTAGCTTTCGGCTGACGCTCCCCCTCAGGTACACGCTGGCGCATGCTACGGCGCATGTGCTGAGACGCCCGAGGTTCTATTCTGACGGCCTAACATGGCTCGGGCCATACTCTTGTACCCCCCGGCTCTGCTAGGCCGTCAGAATCGTTTCTAAGCCCATACAGCGAAGTGATCAGTTTAAAGTGTTCATTTGTTTACATCCGGACCAGATGTGCGACAGGGTGGTGGCCATGGAAGATATCTACGACGAAGCAGCCGAAGGTTTTGAGGTCGGCTCGTCCACACATCGCAGGATCCAGGCCCTGATCCGGGACGCGTGGGGCCTCGAAATCGCGATCTCCGGGCTCGGGGCCTTTGTGGAGGGCCGCCCCCAGCCGCCATACGGGGCCCGCCAGACCCTCGGAAGTTTCAACACCATGCTGGAGGCCCAGAATTTCGAGGCTCACCGGACCATACGGAGTAGTCAGGGACGTCCGGTTCACCGAGCTCCGCCCCAGTCTTTTCGGTATTGATTTTGAAGCCCTCATCCAGGGTATCCGGGAATACTTGAAAAGAATGGGAAATGCCTGTTAAAGAGCTAATTAGACTGCTCTCAGAGTTGGGGCAGCAATCTTGGGCCGAGGGGGAATGGTCCATCGTTCACGGCCCCCGAGGGGCGGAAAGCGTGAACATAAAGATGAGCATCAGATTGGAGGTATGCAATGAGTATTAAAGCCGTATTGAGGTACTTGCCAAGAGTGTCGGAGAGCCAGAGATCGCCGAGTATCTTGATGGTTGCAGCCAAGGGGCTCTGACAATCCTGTATATGCAGACTACATCGGTTGCATATATTAGGTAGTAGAAGTAAGAACTAACAATGGAGAGGTGATTCTTGATGTCGTCTAAAGTAAAGTACCCGGATGACTACATCCGTGAAAAGCGGAGTATTATTGCAGCTGCGGAGCTCACTTACGTACGTAAGTCTGGGGATGATTGTTTCAGCGTTGTTACTGGGGAGGGCGAGTACGCAATGCTGGATCTTGGGGAGGCTATCAACTTTGCTGCTAGTCATATTCTGGGAGACGGACCACTAGACAGTGTGCAGTTTTCTGCGCATGCTGACGACGAGTGGCACCCGGACATGCACATACTGTGCAGGGAGCTGGAGGAGGCCGGTAGGCGCCATAAGAGGTGAACATTCCAAACTGTTCATTTCTTTTATACGCCCTGAGGTTGAAGTAAAGTATTACTCATGAGTTACTTCGAAGACGCAACCACTGGATACGAACTCACGCCATACCTGAATTGTAGGATCGCCAGGTTTTTCCGTGACGCGGAGTCTACTAGAATTTACCGTGACTATATGGGCTACCATACCAGAATCGGCACGCAGGAGTACCCTCTTGAGTACTCCCTGTTCGATGCTATCGAACAACTTCAGAGCCTCCTCGTGAGCTATAAGGTTGAGGACTGTCTCCCACTTGCAGTAGTAGTCAAGTATGAGTCCGAGGTTTCTTGGACCGTCGATATGGGCGCTGCTGTTAGAGACACCCAGTACGCGCTTTCAGAGACACTGAAGAACTAACATAAGGAGCCTAAGATGACATTTGCAGTAACAGCGTTGATCGTTGCAGCAACCCTGGGTATTGCCGCACTCTTGTCAAGTCCGCTAGCAGAAAAGTACCCCGCAGGTGAGGTGGGGATGTTCGTCGCGATTTATTTGGCTCTTATCGCCCTAGTGGTCGGGACAATCATGTCGGTGTTCGGCGCTACTCTGGGGGTACTGTGAAGCCGGCAGAAGCCGCCAAGCGGCTCGGTGTGGGTATCGACCGTATCCGGACGTACTGCCGTATCGCCGGGGTAGAAAAGCGAGGGTGTACATACGACATCTCTGAGGAGACTCTCGATAGGTGGCGTAGGCACCCCCCTGGTACCGCTCTGGACTATAGCAGCACTGTAGCTGGGCGCGCGCTGAAAGGTCAGCCTATCGCCGGTGAGAACTATTCTCCCGAGAATGATGATGTGAGACTTGCTAGAGCATACCGACAGCTGAAGCTGGATTTGATGGCAGCTAATGCTGAGCTGGTGGAAGCTAAGCGCACTCTCACTAACATAAGGAGGTTTGCCAAAAAAGTGGTGTATGACTGCTCTATTGACTACTACACGCAGAACCCGAAAGAGCGGGCGATACGCGATGCTCTAACGGCTGTACTGACAGATATCGGGGCCGTGTAATGAGCATCTATAAGGCAAAAACTCGCCCCTACAGCCATCAGCGCATGGCAATTAAGAAGCTGCTGAGTAATGGTTACGGAGGGGCGCTCCTTATGGAGCCCCGGACAGGAAAGACCAAAACATGTATCGACTGGGCTGGGATTTTGAGGTCCCTACCTAGTAGAGATCTAGATGTAGTGGTGGTATTTGCGCCCGCGCCAGTTCTTCCCGTTTGGGAACAGGAGCTTAAAGTTCATTGCGGGGTACCATATGATGTGATTCTATGGGATGCTAAAGCGCGCTCCAAGAAGGTCGTTCCCACGCCGAGGGATAAACTGCTATGGGTCCTAGTAAATTATGAGGCCCTGTCAGCTGGCGGGCGCACGACAAGGTCTGGAAATGAGTCCGTTAAAGCTGGCCGCGGCTGGGTAAAGAATACTATCAGAAAGCTCTGTGAAAAGCATCATGTGGCGCTGGTTCTAGATGAGAGCCATCGTATTAAATCATGCTCCAGTAAGGCGGCTATGGCCCTATTTACGCTGGGATCAAAAGCTGATTACCGGGTTATTATGTCAGGTACCCCGATAACTAAGCATAATCGCCCAGACGACATCTACAGTCAGTGGAAGTTCCTGAACCCTAGAAGGTTCTTGGACGTCCCAACTAAGGCAGATTTCATGCGCAGGTATTCCAACGCGATACCTGATGGCTATGGGTACACCCAGTTCGAGGGTGTCCGTAATGAGGACGAGCTCAGGGAGCGTATGATGGAGGACTCCTACACTGTCACCCGTGATGAGTGTTATGACCTGCCAGAGCGCGCCTATAGGAGTATCCCAGTGGCCCTGTCGCCCAAGTCCCGGGAGGCCTATGACGCTATCGAATCCTCCGGTGTGTGGGGGGAGACCACTGCCACACATGTACTCTCAAAGCTCACTGAGCTAACTAAGATCACTGGAGGCCACACGGGAGAGGACTGGAAGCCCCTCGGGTCAGAGAAGCTCGATGTCTTGCGAGGCATCATCGAGGACCATCTTGACGAGGGCACACCCCTGGTTGTGGCTGCCCGCTACAGGGCAGAAATAGTCTGGATCCAAGAACTCTGCCGCTCGCTTGGGGCCCCATTCATGGCTGTTCAAGGCGGTTCCGACACAGCCGCAGAGCTGGAGCGGTGGCGCTCTCTGGACGGATGCCGCGTGATGATTCTCCAGCCGCAGTCCGGATCGTTGGGGATTGACCTGAGGGAAGCAGATCATCTGGTGTGGTACTCACTGGTGTACCAATGGACGGACTACTCCCAGACATGCGACCGAATCGCGCTCTGCGGCCGTCCGACAACAATCACGCATCTACTGGCACAAGACACTGTGGATTGGGACATTGCCAGAATCCTTCAGGAGGATGGCGATGTCGTAGAGACTATCATGAGGGGTAAAAATGACTGAGAGACAATACCTGAACGCGCTCGAATATGTGCGTAATGTCGGGGATGACGTTATTGACCGCACAGGGGTCGGCACTAGATGGGCTCATGGTGTCTCCATGAAATTTTGGCTCTCTAGAATGCATGTCCCGCTCCTGCAGACGAAGAGGATCGATTGGCGTGTACCCATTGATGAACTCCTGTGGTTTATCAGAGGCGGGAATAATACTAAGGGACTTAACTCTAATATATGGGATGCATGGGCTGACTCTGAAGGAAACCTCGGGCCGATATATGGCGTTCAGTGGCGAGGTATGGGGTCCTCCACTACGGACCAGTTGAGTAGTGCCATAAAAAGTCTGGCGGAGTCCCCGCACTCCCGCAGGAATGTAGTGTCTGCGTGGATCCCCGACGATATTAGCAGCATGGCGCTACCTCCGTGCCACACCCTGTTTCAGTTCAACATGGATTCCAGGCGTAGGCTCTACACCTCTCTGTACATGCGGAGCGGTGACATGTTCCTTGGAGTACCGTTTAACATTTTTGAGTACGCCGTTCTTACTCATATGGTAGCAAAATTGATTGGTGCAGAAGCTCGACAGCTTAGCGTGTATATTTCTAACGCGCATATATACCATAACCATATGGAACAAGTTAAAGAACAGCTTAGTAGGGACGTTAAGCGCGGTTTCCCGAGGCTGGTCATTACAGGAAATCAGCGGTGTATCGATGATTTTAGAGAATATGATTTTGGCATTGTTGGGTATGACCCAATGCCTCGTATAAGCGCACCGGTAGCTGTTTAAGGAGATTTCATGGAAGAGATTTTTAGGCGACAGACGTACTTGATGGAAGATGTTTATAAGCTAGGTCATGACAGGAAGTCCCAGATTGAGTGCTACCGCACAACCACGTTGGCGACTATAGATGAGCTTATGGAGGCCCTTCACCATGTCCCATGGAAGCCTTGGTCTAAGCGCGAGCTGTGGGACTGGGATGCTCTCCACGAAGAGCTTGTAGATGTCTTTACGTTCTTCATCCAGCTCTGTATTTTGGCGGGACTGGATGCAGAGAATCTTGAGCGCGGGTATTTTACCAAATCTAATGTTAACAAGTTCCGCCAGGATTCCGGGACGTACGGCATAGACTCACCCGGCCCAGATATCACACAGCACCAGCTTGAGGAGCTGTATCTTATTGCTGAAAATGGCGAGTGCACCACGTCAAAAGTCGGTTGCCTGCTAGTGTCAGTAGATGGCGACGAGACGTATGCGTGGAATACAGCCGTCGACGGGACTCCATGCACCCATAAAGCCTCTGACGGGTGCCCCGGAGGTACTATTCATGCGGAGGTCTCAGCTTTGGCAAAGGCTGCATCAGGCGGAGTCAAAGTTCCCGGGAGTAAGGCGTTTATAACACAGGATCCGTGTGACCGGTGCTACGCCACCCTTCAAGCTGCAGGAATCAAAGATATCTGGGTGGTGTAATAATGCTAGTAATCGAGGGCCCCGATGGGGCAGGAAAATCCACGCTAATCCGGCAACTGAAAGATGCCTACCCCAGACTCAAGCTAGCCCCCCGTGCGTGCACATCTCTGGCAGGCCCACTATCTGGTACTGAACTGGTTCACTGGCTGCGTACCTATGGCGTGATGCCGGGGTACGTGTATGACAGGCACCCCTGTATCTCTGGCCCAGTCTATGACGTGGTCTATGCTGACCCCGTGGAGGCTTGGGTCGGGGAGTGGGTGCAGGGCGCACTGTACGAGCTACGCGAGAACGCTCGAGTGGTCTACTGCCGACCTCCGCGTCGCGAAATCATCAAGTCGGTCAACGAAAGTGCCCAAATGGATGGAGTTGGTCGAAAGATCCACCGAATTATTGATACCTACGATGCCATCATGGGTAGTATGATCCCTCATGAGCGATATGACTGGACGAGGGATGAGTTGCCGAGTCTGTGACGGCCACTACGGAGTGGCGGGAGACCACTACGCACCCCCTAGTGGTCTCCCCCACACAGTGCTTGTCACTGACGTCGCGAGAGACCCGTCGTGGGTCAAGGACGTGTGGGAGCTGCCCGAGGAGCCGGCCATAGTGCCGGCCCTCGGGGTCCCCACATGGAGACACCCGTCTATGGAGGACGCTGCCAGATGCGGGAGGCATAGGCTACGCGGTCTAGCGGCGGGCAGGACGGTGGTGGCCTCGGGACCTGTGGCTACAGCCGCTTTGCTTGGTCTAGGTCGCCACGCCGTTGGGAAGTGGCATGGCAATGTCATGCCAGTGCCCGTAATCTCTACAGCGTCTCGCCGTGAGCGTCTTACAGGGGCGTATATGGCCAGGTCTGGGTTGCACCAAGGTGCCATAGACCCCAGGCACCACGGTAAGGTTGACGCGTGGGAGGTAGTAACTCTTATGGACCGCGCCGCTGGAGCTTCGTGGGACCTAGAGACTGACGGCCTAGACCCACGCAGCGGCGGGGACATACTCTGCCTGTCTATCACCCTCTGGGACGGCTCAGGGATCATTGGCACTTTCACTATCACCGGCACTGACATTCAGCTCATGGCTAGCTACCAGTACTGGCCAAAAGACACCGCCGCCCACAACGGCAAGTACGACCAGTTGTGGTGCCTCGAGAAGTATGGTGTATGTCCGCCAGTAACGTGGGACACCATGCTGGCTGAGCACTTGATTGACCCAGAAGGACCAAAAGGCCTAAAGGTCCTTGGTGCAAAGTACCTGGGGGTACCGGACTGGTCTGTGGACGTTGGAAAGGCTTCGGCGCTACCTAAGGAGGCTCTGTACAAGTATGCTGCCATGGACACAGCTGTGACAGCAGAAATTCGTCGTCGCCAGCGCTGTGATGAGCGGCTGCTGAATGACCTCCTGATGCCAGCCAGCAAAGCGCTCATTTCCGTTGAGCACTCTGGGGTTGGGTTGGACAGGCAGGGGGCCAAGTCCCTTAAGGTAGATCTTATGAAAAGAGCTGATGAGATCACTAAGGAGGTATCGGTCTATGGACCGTGCAAGACCCCCAGAGAGATTTCTACCCTGCTCCACGATACTCTTGACCTGCCTGTCTTGGAGCGTACCGACACCGGACGGCCTAGAGTTACCGGATCGATATTAAAGCGTCTCAATAACCCTGTAGCGGCAATGCTTGCAGAACGCCAGAAGATTCAGAAGGGCGTTAGTGCGTTCCTCAACCCGTGGCTGGCTGCCACAGAGGGGCTCGAGGATCCTCGCTTGTACAGCACATTCCGGCTCGCAGGAACTGCCACGGGACGGCTGTCCAGCGGAGGTGCCGAAGGTGCCTCAGGAATAAATCTGCAGCAAATACCTAGGGATAAGAGGTTCAAGCGTCTCATCGTGGCTCGTGAGGGCTACACTCTGGCCGAGCTGGACTACTCTCAGATTGAACTCCGCGTGGCGGCCCACCTAGCCGGCGAACCTACTATGCTGGAAATCTACCGGACTGGCGGGGACATCCACACAAGGACTGCGCAGGCTGTAACCGGACGGGATAACGTAACAAAGGAAGACCGCACTAGGGCAAAGGCAGTCAACTTCGGGTTTCTGTACGGTATGGGGGCTGCGTCTTTTAAGAACTATGCTCGCGACGGCTATGGCGTGCACCTTACCGATGAAGAAGCCTCTGATTATCGTAGGAAGTTCTTCGAGCTGTACTCGGCGCTCCCGGAGTGGCACAAGCGCACGAAAGAAGCAGCGGTTAAGAACGGTTATGTGGAGACATTGTTCGGTCGTAGGCGTTACCTCGACGGCTTAAAGCACGGAAGTGGGCCCGAGAGAGGAGCCGCTCTTAGGCAGGCCGTAAATACCTCTGTGCAGGGCGTGGCATCCGATATGATGCTCCTTGCACTGGGACTTATTCACAGGCTTATCGTGTGCGGACTATACGATGCAAAAATTGTGGCTACAGTCCACGATAGTGCTCTTCTTGAGATTGCGGAGGATGAGGCTGAAGTAGTTGCACGGAAAGCTAAATACATCATGGAGCATTTGCCGTTGAGTCATTTTAAAGTTAAATTGAGCGTCCCTATTGAGGCCGGACTTTCTATGGGGCCGCGATGGGGTGAGATGGAGGAGCTGTGAAAATATATTCTGAGGGGTCACTTCCTAAGAAGGAGGACGGTACTCCGGTTATCAGCCAATCACTGGTGAACGCGTGGTGTCAGAGCCCGATCAATGTTTATTACAGGTACATTAGAGGGCTGTCTCCTAGAGAAACTCCCGAGCATATCATTAGGGGTCTCTGGGTTCACGAGTGTCTAGAGGCACTCTACAAAGGGGAGACATGGCAGGATACTCATAACAAATGTCTTGGCCGAGGTGTTCCTCAGGAAGTTACTCAGGAGATTTACCGGACGGTGAGGGGGTACGAGTATTACTACGGTGAGGAGGATTGGGAGGTACTGGCTACCGAACTCCCTCTAGAGGCTAAGCTCCCTAACGGGTTTACTTTCGTGGGAAAGCTGGATGCTCTAGTCAAGACTAGAGATGGCCAGCGGATTATTGTGGACCACAAGACTACTAAGCGCATTAAGCCGCTTGAAAAGCAGCTGGTCCAGATTCAAGCGCCAATGTATATGTGGCTGTGCGCTCAAAATGGCCTAGAGGTAGACGGATTCATGTGGGACTATTTGCTGACCCCCGGCCCAAAGCCGCCTAGATTTTTGGCGGGCGGGGCTAGATTGGCGGCTAAGCAGCCTAATACGGACTACCCGACAGCGCTGGAGGAGGTCAAAAGAGCGGAATACGTCTTCGGTGAGGACTTCGTACCTAGCCCCCGTCATCGGGCCGAGGTTGACCGGATGCTGGAGTTCCACAGAGAGGTCCGCAAGGGCGGTAAGCACGAAGGGGCGAGTAACCTCTATCACAGGCGCTTCGTCCCTGTTTCGGACCAATGGGTGGATGCCACTGTACGGCGTGTCACGAAAACAGCTCAGGACATGTGGGACTACGACTGGTCCGACGAGGGCACTATTCAGATGTCCCCTGATGCGTATTTTGCTACTGGAGGAGACTATATTGACTTGATTACAGCGTATCTTATGACTGGAAGCTCTGAAATGGTTGCGCTACAGCGCTATACGAAGTCGGACCCTATGGAGAGGTATAAATGAGTAAGATTATCAAGGCTGGTACATCAGCGCCTAGGATGCCTAGGTATTTGGTGTATGGCCGTAGCAAGCAGGGTAAAACAACATTTGCTTGCACCGCGCCAAATGTACTGGTGCTAGATCCGGAGTCTGGCACCCGAGAAGGGGCTACTCCTGTGGACGTGTACCCAATCGAGAAGTGGCAGGATTGTGACGAGGCGCTGAAGTTCCTACGCGGCTCCGACCATGGGTACAATTGGATTGTCGTGGACGGACTCACACGAATCAATCAGATGTCGCTCAAGCACGTCATGCGCCTCGGAGAGGAGGCTGATCTTTCGAGGGTCCCAGGTATGGTGCAGCTGAAAGACTATGGTAGGGCTGGCGAGCTCATGAAAGGCCTTTTGCTATCACTCCACACCCTGCCCGGCGTTGGTATCGTGTACACAGCTCAGGACCGTATGGAAGCTCCCGACATTAGCGACGACGACCTTTTGGATGAGGACGCGCAAATCCCAGGTGCTAGGTATGTCCCGGACCTGCCAAAATCTGTGCGCGGCGCAGCTACGGCTATGGTAGATTGCATTGGTCGGGTGTACAGTGTGAGCGTCACCGGCCCTCACCCCAAGACAGGCAGGGAGATCACCCAGCGGCAGCACAGGCTGTGGATTGGCCAGGCGGAGCAATATGATACCGGGTACCGTTCCCCTCACAGGGGGATCCCGGACTACCTTCGTAAGCCATCGGTGCCGAGGCTCCAAGAGCTTCTCGAGACCGGCAAAACCAATTGAAACACTAAGGAGCTAAAATGTCCAAGATCACTATCGATTTCTCGAACGTCCGTGAAGGATCGACCTTCTCCCCTCGCCGCCTCCCCGAAGGATCCTACCTTGCCACGGTAGCCAAGGTCGAGCAGAAGGAGTCCAGCAAGGGCAACCCAATGTTGGTGTTCACCGTTATCCCTGTGGAGCACCCAACCGCTGTGTACCCCTACTATGTTGTGCTGGCCGATAACCAGCTGTGGAAGCTGCGTGCTCTGCTTATCGCAGCGGGTAAGGAGGTCCCGAAGCGGAAGGTTACGATCGACCCAGATTCTCTCGTGGGTAAGAATATTATGATTGACCTCGAGGACGACGAGTGGGAAGGCCGGGAGAAGAGCACAATCGCAGGGGTGTTCAAGACTGAGGTTCAGCCATCTGAGTCCTCGTCGTCAGACGAAATTGAGTTCGACGTCGACGAAATCTGAGGTAACCAGTATAAACTAGGGAGGGGCTTCGGCCCCTCCCTCAACAGCAGGGGCCATACATGCAGCCAGAATACCGTATTGTCCAAAACATCAAGAAGCTCATCCGTGCCCGTGGAGGATGGGTGGTTAAGATCCACGGCGGGCCATACCAGGACGCTGGGACACCAGATCTTATTGCCTGCTACAAAGGGAGGTTCATCTCCATTGAGGCTAAAACAGCCCGAGGTGTAGCCAGGCCGGAACAGAAGGTCGCGCAGCGAGCTATCACCGCAGCTGGGGGTTACGCCGTCATCACTCATCTGATTGGAGACGTCGCTGATGTCCTCGACGAAATCGACCAGCTTTGATGTACTAGCCCGTATCTGGGGGGATACGGAGGGCTATGTGTGGCTCCCATGGATCGAGGCCGGCTCATGGTCTAAGCCGGGGGGTCCTAAGTACCACGAAGGGCGGGCGTGGCGCTGGCCTGGGCAGTCTGATGAGATTAAGATTATCATGGCACAGCACGAGGACGATGACCAGTACTTCACCCCAGGCGTTTTCGACGCCCCCCGTCGTGTCACACAGCACGCCATACCAGTCCCATGGCTGTGGGCCGATCTAGACCCAGTGGACCCGACCACTATAAAGGGTCTGACACCAACCATCGCGTGGGAGACGTCTCCCGGGCGCTATCAGTGCGTGTGGGAGATGCCGTACCCACGTGAGGGAGCTACGGAGCACGGAGGCCCTAATCACCGGCTCACACACTATCTGGGGGCGGACCCGTCTGGCTGGGATGCCACCCAGCTGCTCAGGGTACCCGGATCGGCACACACCAAGAACGGCCACCAGAATGGTCGGCTGCTGTGGCACGATGGGCCACGACTGGACTGGCGTCAGACCAACCGGCTGCCGGAGGTGCCCACGCGGGACGATGATGTGGCCATGACGGCCCTGTCAGAGGAGGCCATCCGAGGAGTCGACCGGGATGCCGTGTGGGCTCGTGTGCGCCCGCTCGTGTCCGCGCATACGCGGGAGCTGATGGCTCTCCGGGACGCCTCTGGTATGGATCGGTCTGAGGCTCTCTGGTCTGTGGAACGGGACCTGGCTGATGCTGGGTGCACCACCTTGGAGATCGTAGCCCTGGTGATGGGCTCCCCGCTGGACAAGTACGTAGGTCGTGGAGATCACCTGCGACGCCTGACTATCGAGGCAGCTAGGGCGGTGGCAGAAAAACCCGCGGAGCCCCTGGAGGGCGGTGCGCTCTCCGAGGGATCACCTATGTGGGCGTCGGATCTGGCGTCTGTGCACGTACCTAGACCCCGGTGGCTAATAGACGGAATATGGACTCGGGGAGGGTGTGGATTCGTGTCCGGTGCCCCAAAAAGCTACAAATCATGGCTCTCTCTGGACATGGCTGTGTCCATCGCCACAGGCCAGCCGCTGCTGGGTGAGCGCCGAGTGATGTCGCCTGGCCCAGTACTGTACCTGCAGGAGGAAGATTCACTAGCCACGGTAGTGGATCGTTTGGACGCTATCGTGGATGGGAGAGCTCCTGGATCGCACTGGGGTGGTGTATTGTCGGTAGACAGCGGCGAGATCACGTGGCAGCCCGGCTCCGGGCTGCCAGTAGATATACAGGCCCACACCGGGGTAGTGCTGTCTGATCCTAGATGGATGGCGTGGCTGTCTGAGCGGGTGCGTACGTATGAGTATCGCGCGGTAGTGATCGACACCCTCACCACCGCGGTTGGCGACGTTGACCTGGACAAAGCCGTAGATTTGCAGACCCGTGTCCTGCGACCTCTCCGCGAGATAGCGCAGACATACGACTGCGCTGTAATCGTCGTCCACCACTCACGAAAAAACACCCAGTCTGGCAGACGAGGGTCCAACATGCTCGGCTCCGTGGCTCTGCACGGCTGGGTGGACTGTGCTCTGTATCTTGATCGGGATGAGGAGTCTGGAGTGATCACTGTGTCTCCTGAAGGTAAGCACGACCCAGCTGAGGGGTGGAGCATGCGCGTGCCTCGCGTACACCGGGACTGGGCAACAGGCAACAGGGCAGTGTGGGCGCCGGAGATTGTAGATGACATAGCAGAGCCACCTACTTCGAAGGTGGCCGGCGGCAAAATCGCTGCGGTCATTAGTAGCATGGGCGGCACTGCCAACGCTGTCGACTTGCAGAGCGTGGTAGGCCGCGGGTTTTCGAGGCAGATTACGGCGGCGCTGTCAAACGGCCTCGTGCAAGAGGTCTCACAGGGAGTGTTTGCCGTAGTCAAGCCGAAATGAGCAGTTAAAACTGCTCGTTTATTTACTATGCGGCTTGACGAGGGGTAGTGTCTAAACCATGAAAGACATCAAGTATCTAGAAGATTTGATCCTCGACTACGGCAAGGCCTTTTACGGGTCTGATGGCCCGGAATACGCCGCTAAGAGATGGGTGGAAGCTCTCCCCACCGCCGATCTCTGTGACTTCCATGAGTGGTTTCACCGAGGGTTCTGGTCTCCAGATGTTGCTAGGGCGCTCTCCAGCGCAGGTATCTACCCCTGGGAGGTCACTGCGAGTACTGCCCATGACCTGTGCTGCGGGGACCTCTCGGTCGACCTTTTTCTGCGGACAAGGTAAAAAGTTTCTAGTGCTAGATTCGTAATAACCGCGGCAGCTAAGCACTAATAAATCTTCACACACAGAAGGGGCTAAAATGAGCTACGAAAAAGAGTACATCAAGTCAACCAAAATCTGGTTCACCGACTTGGAGGATCTCGTCACATCGCTGGCAACTCAAGCAGTGGCATCCTGGGATCGGATGGGGCTGCCACATGAGGAGCATGAGTGTGAGGTCACCATCCGTGCCTGGATGACCAAGCGCCGTCAGGTCTACTACACCCTGACCTTGGACTACGACTGCGACACCGAGGTTTTTGTGGCCGAGGGGTACAGCATTCCTGTGCGGTCTGATGATGGTACCGACTGGTCAGAATGCGCCGAGAGCGGAGTGTGGACCCAGGCTTCCGCCCTTGTCGGGGAGGACGCAGCAGACCGGCTCACTGGTTCGGACCTCGTTCGGTGGATGCGGGGGACTTCGCGATGACGTCTATCGGTAGATGTTCATATGAGTTTATGGAGACATTTACCCTCGGTGATATAATGACCGGGAACTCTAGATACTCTAAGTCCGCTCTGGTAGCCCTGAGAAACTTCGGGGTAAGAGACAACCACGAGCATCACTACGCTAAGATCCGTCTGACTGCAGGGCTGAGTAACTCAGTACTAGTGGCCATATCCATTATTCCATATGGCGAGTCTGTGTATGCAGACACAGTATCTCTACAGTGCAAATCCGCGGGGGATCTTGCCACAACTATTTTTGCGTATGTATCTAACGCTCTAGGTGGCCGTGTTGGAGACAAGGTGGTTCACTGGCAGTTCAGGAAGATAGCCGAATGGCTGGGCTCTGTACAAAAACTCGGCCAAGGCGGCGCTAACTAATGTATACAGCAAGAACACCTTTCTACATAGAAGAAATTGTTAATGGCCGGATTAGGGGCCTCTAGGTGCCATCATAGTTCCGGCGAGGTGGCTTGCCCCACATATGCCGGTTGGAAGTTAATATGGCTGACTACTGTCAAGTAGTACTTTATTATTACCATGGAGTGCGCTCTCCGTGATACCTACACGATAGAGGGAGATAAAGTACCCATGAACAAGGCCGGTGGTATAATTAGCGCCAAGGACGTAGAGGACGCCATCCGCTCTACTCTGGGGGGCCTTCTAAGCGTGGACGCTACAGGCAGAGTAGATTGACGGGCCCTTCGTTGTGGCTCACGGCAGTTGCATACATCCAGAATACGCTACCGTTCTAAATGAACAGTTTAGACTGCTCGATATTTTACATGCTGGGCTGCACCTCGTAATGTATACACCATAAGAACAAGACAGAGGACGGAAAGACTCGAAATGGCCACCATCGAAACCATCGCAGCTGAGTACAACATGCAGCCCTACGAACTTGCCGCGTTCCTCGACCTCGAATCGGGGCGCAACCTGAATGCCGAGCTCACCGAGGATCAAGTACAGGAGATCGTCGAGATCATCAGCTACGACTTGGCTCACAATACCCCCCCTGAGTGAGCCAAAAATAACCCCCCGGCCATATGGCCGGGGGTTTTCTCTTACCACCCAAGAAACACCGGGATGTTAATGATGATTCTGCCGTGCTCATTATCAAGCCCGGAGCTCCATACTTCTATGGCATCTCCCGCCGGCGTTTTGTTGACCCACACGCTGCCACCAGTGAGCGTGAGCGTCTCAGAGATGTTTTTGATGCTGTACACTCCTCCGTCAAACGTGGCAAGCTTCTGAGGCCACGTAGATCCCACAGCCTCGTCAATGCGGAGGTCTAGGTGGATATTTCCAGCGCCAGATGCCGAGATAAGGGTCACTCGCCCGTCAGGATTATGATCCCCCGCGCCTGACTTAACTCCGGGGCTGAATTTTCCGGTAAGTTCCACTGAGGGGCCGGACGGCTTCGGGACTACGAGTGTGATCTTGGTCTTATCTTGAACCACGGTGACGCGGGACGAGTATGAATTTCCGTATTCAAAAGCTACTGGCCAAAATTGTGGGTACGGCACTTTAATATCCAGCTCGGTGCCGCCCTCCGCGCGCCTAGGTGTGACACCGCCAACATTTGAGTACCACACGGTTCCACCCGCGATGCTTGCGCCACCAGAGCCAGGAGGCCCCTGTGGCCCGGGGTCGCCCTTCGGACCCTCCGGTCCTTGTTTTCCGGGCGCGCCATCTGTGCCTTTTGGGCCAGCCGGTCCCCTAGGTCCAGGAGGGCCTTGAGGACCGACTTCTCCCCGCTCTCCGGCGGGACCCTTCTCACCGGCTGCGCCGTCTCGGCCCCGCTCTCCAGCAGGTCCCGCCGGTCCTGGCTTTCCGGGTGGGCCTTCAGGTCCTATCTTGCCGGCAGCACCATCCGAGCCTCTCGGACCCTCGGGGCCGGGATCACCCTTAGCACCTTTCTCCCCTGCAGGACCTCTCTCCCCTGGGGGTCCGGCGGGGCCTGCTGGGCCGACAGAGGTCGGGACTTCGTAGGTTTCTGTAGAGTCCTGCCCCACTACTGTGAGTGTAGTGCCGTCCAGCCGGACACTCCGCACACCTGGCACATACGAGCCCGCAACCGGCGGCGGCTGCAGACCCTCCTGAGACGCCATACCGCCGATGTCGTAGGTGCGGTCTGGCTCCACCCGGATCGGTGCGTACGTCCGCGCAGCAGTGCCAGACGACAGCTGCAGGGTCCACGTCACTCCAGCTACTAGATGGACCTCCCCCACATCACCGGTGGGGTATACCCTCCTAGTAACCGGCGATACTCCCACAGAGATACCGCCAAGAGTAGTGACGCGTTCATGCGGGGTGGCGGTTAGCCACCATACAGTGCCGTCGTCCTCGATCTGGGTAACCCGCCCAATGATTTTTCCTGTAGCCATTCACCCTCCATGTAAAATGCCCCCGACCCAGTGGTCGGGGGCTTCAAAAACACCACCTACTAGGACATTTTAGCATGACCAAGCTCAACTGATCATTTATTGCGGAGTCTCCTCGGGAGCGTTACGCTAGTACCCATGAATACAACATACTTGAAGTACATCCTGCCGGCCATCAGCATTGTAGTTGGTATGGCCATGTGTGTCGCCTACTCTCTAGGACAAGACGACCCGTTCATGCTGTGGGGGGGACTCCTGATGACCACGGCGGTGTCTATGGCACTTTACGCCATGTGCGAGTCTTGGGAAGACCAGTGAACAAGAATACTAAAAAGAAGCTTTACAACTGGTGGATCAACGCTGACTTCAGGTGGGTCACTCCATCCGTGCTCGGAGTTTCTGCAGTAGTGCTGGTCATCCTGGACGCCACTGACCCGTACACGTCGGACTATCGGGCGTGGGCAGTAGGCTGCGTAGCTGCCATGCTCTTTTATGCTACCCATGCCGGCCCTAAGCCCTAACGCAGAAAATGCCCCTCTTTTGAGGGGCATTTTCTCTTAGGTCACTTACCGGCGACCCGGTCAGCGTCGGCAATCGACGTCAGAATCGACGCCAGACCCGCAGCAGCTGCCACAGACAGGGTCTGAGCCCAGTCCACAGACAGGATACCGACTGCACCTACGCCCAGAACTGCGACGATACTCTGCGCCACAGTCTTCAGGGCGCGCTCGGCAGTGGCAGCCCAGAACTCGCGAGTAAACATACTCATCCTACCTTTCTCTTCGACTTCCCCATGACGGGGCTCTTCTGCGATGCCCGGGGCGGACACCGGTCGGAACAGGATCTCCTGTTCCCACCAAAAATTCTCGTGCCAGTCATCCATGATGGACGGGTTAACCCCAGCCTGCACCACTAGATGAACCGGTACATCATGCGGGACATGCGGCGAGTCTAGTTCTCGCACTACTGTGCCATCCACTGACCACACGACTCGGTGCTCATCGATCTCCAGACGGTACCTGTGCCACTCAGACACATCCACGTCCACCATAAGCGGGAGATGGCCCGGTTTGCCAGTCCCGGGGTCCGGCCAGTGGAGGTTGGTCAGCGTCTGACCGCTTCCGGCGCGCCCTTCGATGACGTTGATCTCGCCCTTAGGCCAGACCTTGTCGTCCTGCGGCCACAGCATGGCAACAAGCTCCACCCGGTCAGTGGCCGGGGCTTTCAGGTCGAACTCCCACACGCCCCTGGCTGGGGTGTTATAGGTGCCCGACCATGACGGGCAGAGCAGCGAGTCGTCCATAGCACGCTGATGACCCACCATGGCATCCCTGAAAAGCTGGTACTGCGCTCGGTCAAACCTGAACCCGAGCCGGAACGTTCTTCCGTCGGGGAGAGGCTTGGCCATTTCTGGGCTGAAGCGGCCCATAGTCCCATGAGCTGGACGCTGGGGAGACCACCCGCCGTAAGTGGTGTAGCTGAGAAGCTCAGCGCGCATTCTCTACCCTCCTAATTCTCTCCGAGAAATCATCTAGCCTAGACGCGGCTCTGGACATCTCGGAGGTGATGCGCTCGTTCAACAGGATCGTGTGGCGGTTAAAACGCCCAATCTCAGCATCTTGGCGCTTTTGTGCCTCCGTAATTACCAGAATCATCTCGGCGTTCTGTTTGCTAATATTAAGGACCCTCTTGATGTCGTCCCTAAGGGAAGAGCCGCCATTAGTGTACTGCTGGGATAGGACTTCAGCAGTGTCACGCGCAGTCTTATCAGCCTGCTGCCGAAGGTCTCGTATCTCGGCAAATACTTTCATACCGCCGAAAAGAGCCGTTAGAAGAGCAGCCAACCCGGCCAATAGCCCCCCTAGCAGCTCCCATGGGGGAGCTGGAATTGTGATCACTGCCCGATTTTCTCGAGAATACTCTCAACAGCCAGCGAGAGCTTATCTAGCTGTGACTGCATAGAGATAACCATAGATTTCGTGTCCGCAAGCTCTTGGTTAACTGGCACATAACCCTCAGCTCCGCCACGGTGGACGTCTGCGAGGTCCTGGGCCAGCTCACGCACGCGCTTAGCGAGGTCACTAACTACATCGTCAAATCGCCCAGCCCCCGGGATATGGGTCGACCACACGGCGTGGTCAACAATAGCCGCGATCCTATTTGCAGTTTCTTCGTTCATTTCCAAGTCCTCCTGACCGTAGGTATTAAAGTTGAGCGCCGGAATTGATCCGTAAATGTCCTCGAAAAACACATGTATGTGATCCTCGTGGCGGTCGCTAACACCTGACCTACTACCACTAAGCTGCGTCCACGTCCCGTAGCGTGTCTTCCAGATTCGATTCTGCCAAATAATATGGCGAATATGCATTTGTTTGGCATTAGCCATAAGCCATGCCAAGACAGCTTCCCCGGCTTCACGGTATTCCCCAGCGGACCTAACACCAACCTCGGGAGCGCAAATAATATCCAGTGCCCTACCAGTGCCGTGCTCATCCGGCCACTGGCCGGAATCGGGGTAGTCACCAGACATAGTATGGGTATCCCACCCACGCCCAATCCAGATTACCGGGAAAGTCTTTCTCGTACCCCAATAAATAGAGGATGCCAAGGCCTTCACGACAGCCTTAGAGCTGCTGCTCACGTACCTATCCCAGTCAGCGGGAGCACCCATGTAATCACCTCCTAGTCCATCCAGTACATGCCTCCATGTGGCATTCGCTGCACCACATGGAGGCCCCGTCAAAGTACAATTTCGCCCCAATAAATCCGCACTTGAGGCAATCAGCTACAGTAATAAAGTTCACCGCATCCACAGGATCACCGCAGACACTGCTGCAGAACCTCCGGTTAGAGCCCCGCCAGAGGCGAGATACGCCTGTGTGCTCACAGTAAGGTACTGCCCGAGATTTGACATATAGAAAGGCCAGGTAATCCCGGCGGGGACGTCAGCTGAGCCCATCATGGACATCATCTGCGGGCTGTACTGGCCGCCGCACTGCATACGCCCATAGCACCACCCGGCAGCTTGATTAGCGTCATACCGTGGGGCGATAGTGCCACCAGCCATCACTACAGCTCTAGTCGCCCACGGGGCGCACGGTATCCCAACGCTAGCCGCATCGCCCCATGAAGCACTAGGCTGCCATGAGCTGTTGCTGTTCGAGTAGGACTGCGCACTAATCTGCTCACGTAGGGCGTCGGGGCCGATGAGCCCGCGCCCAATTTCCAGCGTCCCGTCGAAAATGGCCGATCCAGATACATGAAGCGTACCTCGGGTCATCTTGATATCTCCCGCCCCAATAGTGGCCGCAAATTCAGCCATTCGAGACTCGAGCATATCCAGGCGGTCTACAACAGCCCTTAGCCCAGCATCGTCACTAGGCCTGTCTATAGTCCTAGGATCAATAGCCACTCGTCACCCCCTGCAAAATCGGTTTGATTTTAAGAATCTGCCCGGAGACTGGGTCTGGGTCCGCTACCCATCCAAGAAGCCTGGCACGCAAGTTCATGTTAACTTCCGGTAGGTCAGAATTTCTCAATTCTACTTCAATCATATCACCAATCTCGAAATCACGGGTAGGAACACAGTCATCTAAAAGAACCTCAATGGCGTAAGATGAAGTCCCGTCCTGCTGATTGGCTCTAGCGGTATCTACGTAGCCCTTAATAATCTCGGGGTTTTTCGACCCTGTATCGGGGCTCCACCGTCGTTCAATACGGAGGAAATTCGCAGCTAGGTAGGTCTCTGCTTGCACAGTGTACATATACCGCTCGTCGCCCTCGCGATTAGCTGTTCCTGTGAAGATTGTCGCGCCTCTGCCATCTGTGTAGTCTTCAGTCTTAGCCCACTCTCCCCGGGTCAAGATGCACGTCACGTCTGAAGACCCAAGATGGTCAGCAACTACAGCGGAAAACTTTAGATCTCCACGCTCGTCTAGATGCCATCTGGTAGTAAATTCGCACCCATTACGAGTGCTCATAAGATTCTGCAACCCCACAAGGCAGGTCATGTCTTGGTCGTTGGTGTAAGTACGGTCACCACTAGCCCCGGGAAGTTCCTCCACAGACCCAGAGAATTCTTGCGCGAGCCGGTCAAGCCCGATTTTACGAGCGATCTCTGTGTACGGTTTACTGCGGTACTCACCGGCGGCTATGTAGTTCCGAGCCAGCCACCCCTCGGCAGGCTGAAGTCCTAACTCGATACTAGGGCCGGAGCCATAGACTCTCCGGTCTACCCACCCCGCCCACACGACATGCTGAGACCCGCGAGACTCAACGATCGCCGCCAGCACAGCCCTTAGCGGCTGCGTAGCTACTTGCCACAGCGGGGGTAGCCGGTCTGTAATAGGAAGCTCGAGAGACACCTGGTCGGCCCGTCCCATAATATGGGAGATACTACCTTTTATGCGCGCGCCAGGGAGCTCCGTAATAGCCCTACCGGTGCGCTCAAAAGACACCCAGCGAATACCCATATCAGCCGTTATCCGTGGCAATCCAGTTGACAGTAACCTGAGCACCTGTATCTACAAACACCGAGAACTCGGTAGCAGTAACATTGTAGACCTTAGGTGTGTTCCACCCGACAGCTCCGGATGCGGAGTTTATGGTAGTAACCACCACTGGCGGGGATTGAAAACGCCCAGCAGGAAAGGGAACAACTTTAGTGTAGTTACCGTACCCTCCAGCAGTAACAGACCCGGCGGCCATCTGAGGCACTCGCGGGAGTTCGTCTTTGTACGACAGCTGCTTCCAAGTAGATCCGGTCCACACCAGAAAAGCATTCTGCCTAGTTACATAAATAGGGGTACCCGGTCTAAGCGCGTACCCGGATGGCGCGTTAGTGCCGACAATTGGAATAACGCCACCAGCAGCAGACGTATACTCCCTAATATCCGAGACTACAACACCGCCAGTATACCTCACACGCGCCTCAGCCAGTGGCAACACACCCGCAGGAGCAGTAGGAGCGGTAGGGGCAGGAGACGCCGTTCCCCCAATTGCCACAGCCACGGTTTGATAGCGGCCAGACGAGTCTACAGATCCGTCCTCTACCTTGATTCCGATCAGATCAATTCGGTCATAGGATGGGTGCTTGGCAGCAAGGGTGACAGTGTTACTTGTGCTGGAGGATACCCAATACGACCCATTAGTACTCTGCGCCGGTGTGACTACCCCGCACCCAGACGACACCAGTACATTTCCACCAGACGCAGACACAGAAAAGCCGGATATGACACCAGCACGGCACGCATTTGTGTGGGTATCGTGGGTCATTGTTGATCCAACAGCTGCTCGCCTAAAATCGGCTGGCTGGATCGGAATGCTATTGCCAATAGGAACAACTGGGTCAAATGCCATTACATAATCTCCTTAACAGTCACGGTTGCTCTACTAACCTGATTATATTCAGAAGCGCTATATCTAATAGTCCAGTAGCCATCACTCAGGCTTTCAGGCCACTCCCTAATAGACGGGATAGCTGGGGATGACCCGCCGAGAAGGGCAGATCTTCTGAGCGGGTCAACTACCAGGGTTTCGCCATATCCAAGAGTAAGCCCGTCCCATGTGAGCACATACCCATCCTGCCCCTGAGTGATCAAAATAGAGGGAGAAGTGACCAGACCCTTGATCTCTATTACTAGGCGAGCTGCGTGCGGCACATAGACCGTCACTTCACCTGTGGTTGTAGTAGTGCCCCATTTAATCGGAAACACCCAGGGGAACGCTAGGCCGCCAGACACCTTATGAAGACCAAGCTCATAAGTCTTCTGACCAGAGGTATCGAGCTCCCCGTCGGGCCCTTGACCGCCTTTGAGCCACACCGGATCTGGGGCGGTTACTTGGGTAGCCCATTTAAACGTTTTGGCATTGTTAGCCCACGTTACCGTGAGCTCTCCGCTGCGCAGGACCTGCATAGACTGCCATCCAGCAGCCGTGAGCACCGAGGCCCAGAAAAGGCCATTCCTAAGGCTCTTCCGAAGCAGCTTAAGGGCGGACTGCGCATCCTCCGGCGTGTCCCCGATGTATGTTCCAGCCAATGCCCCTGACATAGCACCACTATACGGGTTTGTAATCCAGATTCCGTCCATCTGAGTACGCTGGCCAGACTGATACACAGACGCGGGAAGCCCCCACAGTCCAACCTCCGATGCTACCCATTTATCGAGGTCATTAATATCAAGGCCCCGGACTACCACGTTCCTCATGCGAGCCTCCTGAGAGCCTGTGACACGGCCACCGCCGTGGAGTATGGGTCAACATTGTAGGTATTTACATTAATACTACCACTATTTGAGTAGCTGTTATTAATTGAAGCGCCAGAGCTATCGGGGATAATATCCCGTGCTACCTGTGCTACGCCGCGCGCTTTGGACTCAAGATAGCCCTGCTGACCCGCAATAGAGTCAGCAAAATCCGTTACTATCGCCTCCCCAGAGTAAGTAACGTACCCCCTGCCAGAGAAAGGCCCCCACTTAGCTGGTGAGAACGGCCACAGGCCCCGCAGCTTAGACATACCATCCGATACCCAGCTAGTTAGCTTGTTCCAGGAGTTCTGGATACCCCTAAGGAACCCTCCCACCAAGGCTTCGCCAGACCTTAGAAGGAAATTACCCATGTCTCCTAGGGCGCGCATAATACCATCGGGGATTCCCGATACAAAGCTTACTATGCTGTCCCACACGCCCCTAGCGCCCTCGAGGAATCTCCCAGTGCTATCCACTGCGAATTGCCACAGCTGCGGCCCAAGTGAGGAGATAGCCGAGACAATCTTACCCGGAAGCTCAGAAAGCCATCTGACATAGCCTAGAAATGCATCAATCCCGGACTTGACAAAGGCCCCGAACCACTCAACTGCCTTAAGCCAGAGGTCGCCGAGGAAGGCTAGGCCATCAAGAATCATCCCAGGTAGGTTACCGATGAACTCACCTAGAAGACCGAAACCGGCGATAGCCGCATTACTAAAATCTTCGGCCCATTTCATACTTCCGAGGTACTCGACGAATGCGTTAAAGCTGCCAACGATACCCTGCCAGAACTCTCCTACCCACGCTGCGAAAGCATTCCAGGCGTCGCCGACACCGGACCAGCAATTGGTCAGCCAGGCCACGCACTCTGCCCACACCCCGTTAAGCCACGCAGCCACCTGCTCCCAGTTAGTGATGAGCAGGTAGAGGCCGGCAGCAAGTAGCCCGATGGCTGCCACAATCCATGTAATTGGGTTGGCGAGCATTGCGGCTGTTGCACTCCAGATAGCTGCAGTTACGCTGTACAGGCCTACCAGTACGACGCCTGTCAGGAGTGCGCCAAGCACGTTAAACACCCAGGTATTCTTGGACACCCAATCAGCGAGGGCCTGAAACTTTGGTATCAACTCTGCTGTAGTATCGCCCAGCCATGTAAAGACTTGAGAACCTAGAGGCTCGAGTGCCTCCAGAGCCCGGTTCTTCAGTAGTGTCCACTGCTCCGCGAAGTCCATAGTCTCCTCAGCGAGCCCTAGAATACTATCGTCAGTAGACCCAATAGACTTCATCATATCACCAGCAGACAGCTGGCCGGACTTCATGGCTTCGACGAACTGCATAGAGCCGCGAGTACCGAAGATTTTGGACGCCAATTCAAGGGCTGCGGCTTCGTTGCCCTTGTCAAGAAATCCCTGAATCTCTGAGGTAACCCGACTGAAAGCGTTCTTCGGGTCCTCCCCCTTCTTGGCGAGAGTGACAAGGCCCTTACTCAGGGATGCCATAACAGCCGTAGAATTCAACCCGGCTTTATCGAAAGCGCCAACCATAGCGATAGTATCTTCAAAGCTGAAGCCGAGGGTCTTCATCGATGGGGCGGCCTGTTGGGCAGCAGACGCCAGCTCATTCATGCCCACACCGGTGGCCTGGGACACTCTAAAGAGATTATCCATAGCGTCGATAACAGCATCGCCTTGGATACCAAACGCCGAGAAGGCCGCGGTAGTCTTCTGGATATTAACATCCTGGCCCAGAAGCCTACCGGCCTCAAGATACTGAGAAGCTACCTTCTCGAGAGTGTCCCCAGAGAGCCCCAGACGGGTATTAAGGTCAGCTACCGTTGACCCGATTTTGGAGTACTCAACAGGCACAGACCGCCCAATTCTCTTGGCGACTTCTACCATGCCCTCAAGGGCCTCACCAGATGCGCCCGTACCGACACGAATAGTGTCGTTGACATCGTCAAAAACTGACCCTACTTCATACAGCCCCTTACCGAGCCCGGCTAGTAGGCCTCCGGCCAGAGCGGGCATAGCCCAGCCTTGTAGACCTTCAGCAAGACGCTCAGAAAGCTTCTTGCCGCCCTCGGATCCCGCTTTATCAGAAGCCCCGGTAACTGCCTCCGTGATCTCGTCGGTAATTTTTCTTTCAGCACCCTGCATTGAAGGTACAAGCTGAAAATAGCCGGTAGCCAGTTCAACACTACCCATTAGTCCACCACTCCTCGAAAGCCTCTGGAGCTATTGGGTCTGCCCCAAACCGCTTAACTCCCGTATCGTCCTCGCCAGGCCGCTTAATAGGCTTAGGCTTAGGCGAATTCTTGTTGCCCCCGCGCTGCCAGTTACCGGCATTAAGGAGGTCCACAACATTGGCCATCATGTAGTCGGCCACAGCCCACGGAGCGCCCAACGCGGCAGCTAGATGAGACCCAGGGTCAGCTGTGTATATGATGGCTTTGAGGTCGGACCACGTAAAGCGCTCCGACCCCAAATCCCTCACCCTGAGGCCCCTGCGAATAAGCTCACCCTCCACAGCCACGTAGTGAGCCATCACGATAGCCAGGAGCCCTACTATTCCCCCGCAGAGATACCAGAATGGTCGGCCCAGGCTTTCATGAGCTCACCGGCCTGTGCCTCGTCAATCTTATCCAGAATACCCGGGCAGTACCTATCCAAAAGCTTTACCTGAGCCTCAGCCGCAGCGGCCACATCCTCAGGCTTCGGCTCGCGCTTACGCTTCTGAGCCTCGGCCAGCGGCCTAGCAGCCTCAGACAGGCCCATCCGAACCCCTACAGGGAGCCGGTTGAGGTTGGGGACCTCATAAATTTTCTTCTCCCCAGGAAGCTTGAATCTGAATTTTTCGCTCTGCGTAATATCAGAGCTGCTCAGCTCAAAAACGCCACTCATGCTGACACCACACCGTCATCGAGGAAGATGTAGATCGAGTTGCCGCTCTTATCCGGGTAACACGAGAGAGTTACCGGCCATTTAATAGCATCAGTAGCGCTAAAGGTAATCGTATCAGTAGCAGTCACCTGGCCATCCGGGACAAAAATTAGGATACGCGCCGCGCCGTCCTTCATCTTGAAGTACCAGCTCTTGTGCGGAAGTTCGTCGGCCTTGATTTTAACCGTAGTGCGGGTTCCAGTTGAAGAGGTGGCTTTAGTTACCTCGACATTGGACTCACCCGCGAAGTTTTTCAAGCTCTGCTCGTTAGTCTCCAGCTGAGTCCACTTAAGCTCTCCGGAAAAAGTCTCAAGAATCTTCTTTACAACTGTGCCAGACCAGTCTTTGATATCGTTAGTAGACCGGTCCACAGTCAGTTCAAGGCCGTCTTCAGAGACATACCCCGCGTCCACGGCCTCGGACGGGATAGTGTCACCGGCATGGGTTGGAGCTGTCTGCTGAAGCTTTGGAGAAGCCAAGATAGCGCCAGTCACGGCCTGATCAGGCCGGCCAGCGAAGATGTTCAAGTTATTAACAGCCATTTTACACCTTCCTAAATAGTGATACCGGCCACATGAAGCCGAATAGCGAAAGAATATCTAGATACACCGGTCTGCGGGTCTGGGTCCGGGTACGGCGCCACAACAACCTGGCAATTATGGCAGGGGTACTTCCCAACCCAGCCATCTAGCGGGAGCTGCTCAAGCAGCTGCAGCACCCGGGCAGCCAGCCGGTACGCCCCCATATCGTCCTGAGGAGTAGTACCCCAGCATGATATAGATATCTGATGCACAGAGCGCCGAGGGTCGAGAATCTCACCACCTGTGGCGCGGACAACCGCCAAGGGCGATTTACCAATCCTGTCGGCTTTACCAGCGGCACGGATTCCGTCTTTGGAGTTCAAAAACCGAATGACCGCCGTCTCCACGTCAGGGCGAATCGCCACACTCAAGACAGACTCCCAAAAGCCGCAGTAAGGACCTTATCCTCTGCCTCCATTATACGCCCTTTTTTGGTCTTAGCCCTAACTGTAACCCTAGACCTATGCGCGCCGTCGTACTCTGAGTATTCGAAGTCATCATCCCCGGCCTGAGATACCATCTGCTCACCCCAGGATCGGAGCTTATCTTTAACTTCTGGGCTTTTGCGCATAGCGTCAAAAGCCTCATAGTTGAACACCAACTTAGTAATCGCCCCAGCCATGTCAGTCCGCTCCCACCAAGAACACACATGTATGGTCAAGAATCGAGCCTGTATCCCAGACCTGCGGATGAGCGTCAACACGATATTTAGGGACCTCCTCGTCGGCCCAAACCGTGTCAAACTTACCGGCATAGCGCGAGACAACATCAGCCGTCAATACGACAACATAGTCCCACCTAAAAATGGACGTCCCGGCGGGCAGCCACGCCGTGTAGGCGACCTTACCGTCGCCTTGATACGACCCCTCGAGGCCATCCATAAGACCCGGCTGAACTGAGCACCCTGGGACAATTACACGGGTCACAACCTTCCCGTACTCCCACTCGCCGCGGTCGTTCATCTTGCGCTCCGGGGCACCGATGATGATCGTATTAGTCATCATCCTGACGATACTCATGGCCGCTCACTCAATGTGTACGGAGCCAGCACACGCCGCACCCCAGCACTGACATCTAGCTGCCCCCCAGCCGTACCATACGAGGCCGAGATCGAGCCCACAGCCTCCTGAGTCCGTCCCAAAGGGCTAGCCCAGGACGCCAGCACCACAGACATCACAGCACTGGCCACAGCGCCGGGAACCTCGTCATATCCGTGGGTCATAGTGACTTGGACACCCCCAAGACGGCACGGCAGCTCCTCACGGACTTCTACCATGCCTCGGGGGGACCACCCGTCGATAGCCAGCTCACGACCGTCCACTGCCACAGTGGGGCGGCTCACCAGACGAAGAGTCGGGAGCACCAGCAGCCGACCTCCGCGCGTATCCATGATTACCGTGTGGGTTTCTACCCCAGCGATATGCCACCCGCAGACATCTCGCACAGTATCAGAGGCACGATCAATCCAGCCTTGGAGTCCAGGGCTGGACGCAGGGACCCGGCCCAGACTAGCTTCTGCCAGCTGGGCCGGGGTGACAAGAGCACTACTTGGCACTTGACTTAGGTTCCTTCGTGTCGTCTGCTGCCGCATTCTGGTTGGCAACACCAAGGCGCTCAGCGTCCTCAGGGGAAAGCTGGATAGTCACCGGAGCGCCGTGCAGCAGGATTTCATAGATATCCATACTCACTGCAACAGATCCACCTTTGCGAACCCCAGAGGCCTACGCACTGCCAGCAGGGCTCGACGCTCAATACGGGTCGTCACAATGTTGCTGGTAAAGGTCTCTCCGTGAGATACGGTCGACTCTACTCGAATACCACCGCGCCTGTAGAAAGTAGCGCAGGTCTTAAAGGCTCCGACAAGTGCGGTTCCTTTAGGCATAGCAGAGGTGACAACAGTATTCAAGCCCCACACATCCGGGAACAGGTTAATCCCGCCCTGAGAGGCGTAAGCTGGGGCAAAAATACCTCCGCCGTAGTACTGGTCGTTCTTATCCTTTGAGAGACGGAGAGCAGTGTAATCCTCGACGCTAATGATAACTCCATCAGCTGTGTAATCTGCAGCCCTAGCAACTGTCGAGGCCGCCTTAAAGATGGCATCAGCTGTTGTATCAGTCCCCTTAGTAAGAGCCTGAACACCAGACGTGTTCAGAATTCCTCGGATGTTGGCGCCAGATCCGTCACCGTTAACCAAAGCTTTTTCCTCAGCAAGCTCGAGCTCATAAACCCCGCGTCCGTTAATCTCGGAAACGAGGAACGCGAAGTCCTCAAGCATTTCATCCGAATACTGGATGACCCCAGCAATCTTCTTGTAAGCCTCAGTGACCAATTCCGGGTCCGCCATGTGGATCTGGGGCTTCTTCTTGCCCTCTTCCACGGCCCCCACAGAGCCTTCCAGCTGGCCCTCACGGAGCCACGACACAGCCGAGGTGTCAGTAGATCCCTGCTGGAAGAGGTCGCCGACCTGCATCCGGGTACGAACTGTTTCCAGCCCTGGAATGTACTCCGTGGAATATGGCAGAGCGCCGGAGGGAGTAGTATGCGGGTCGGACGCAGTTTTAACGCCCAGCCACTCGGGTGCCGCTGCAGAGCCGGCCCGGCCCTTCATGCCGGCCAGCTGAGCACCGATAGACTTAACCACATGCTCGCCGAGTGACTTAGCGGCAGCCTGAGAGCGGTCCTCAGGGGTCTCCCCGCTGAGGCCTCGGATAGAGTCCATTAGCCCCTTGCTCTCTCGATAGGTCTCGAGGGTAGACTTTGCGTCGCTAAGCTCGGACATCCACCCCTTAACGCGATCGACATTATCGCCAAAACCGCCCTTTTCGAGGGCCTCATCGGCGGCCCTCTCGATCTTTTCGTTCAGGCCCTTGATATGGGCCTTCAGTGCCTCGATGTCCACTGATCCTCCTTAATGCCCAAAAGGGCCAAAACCTCTCCCACAGGGATCCCTGCAGATTTCTCGTTATTACCGGGGTCCTCGTCACCATAGGCGTCCAAAAGCTCCCCAAGGGCCTCATAAGCCCTTCTAATCAAATTCAGATTCTTAGCTGAAATAGCTCGCCCAGCTTTCACCTCAGTAATCATCGCTTCCGGGTTTGCTGGAATTGGGACGACGGAGATCTCATACAGCTCAAGTTCTTTAAGCTCGTAGCCTTTGCCTGACATCTCCGCGTCAAGAACGCTGTACCCGAAACTCAACGAGTCGAGGCGCCCATCCTTAAGCTGCTCATAAACAATTCGGCCATAAGTATCCCCTGAAAGGTCAAGCTTCGCCTTGAAGAACAGGCCGCGTTCGTCCTCGTAAAGCTCAACGGCTAAGCCGATATTAGCTTTTGGGTCCTCCATATTATGGCCGTAGAACACGGGGATAACTTTCCCAGTATTTTTAATCCTATCAAGGAATTTCGAGAAAGCCCCCTTAACAACAATATCGCCATAGGAGTCGACATTACCGAAGACAGAAGCGTGCCCGCTAATTACCCCCTCTTCGAGGTTAACGGACTTGACCTTCAGTTCAACAGACTTAGTTTTCACGACCAATTCACCACCACTTCGCAGTTACAGTTTGCTACCTCGGCAGGGTCCCCAGAGGCAGAGTCGCCGGGCCACCTCAAGCCGTTAGAAAATTCATCCTCTAGACCGACGGTCTCCCCGTTAATAGCGGCGTGCTCGGCCCTAGGGTTAGAGCTTGTAGTAACCCATGTTTTAGTTACAGCCCCATTCTGACGACCAGCCTCCATACGTCCCCACGAATAGTCCCACAGAGCGAGTCCCAGTCCGAACACCTTAGATGCCTCATCACCGTGGTCAGGAGAGTCCTCCCAAGCCTGCTCTACGCCCTCGGCCCGAGCCTCAAGGTAGTCCTCGGTGCGGTCGACGTCGTATTCACCAGAGCCATGCTCCCGCACTACTCCGCGCCCCGCACGAGCCGTGGCATTCATGCTGATAGCCTTCAGCTTCTTAGCCCTACCAGCGTCTTTAGAGCCGCCCGAAAGCACGCCCATATACTCTCGGGCGACCCCAGCGACCCAATCCGGAAGAGTCTTGCCGGATTTAGCCCGTACCCCGGAGCCGGAGGGGACGGAATCTTGTGGACTTGCCTGACCTCCAACCAGTACATTGAGCGGAGTGACGATGTCGTCGCCGTCCTCCACAGCCCTGAGATTCAGCTTGGCACGAGCTTCATTGGCGCTCATGTAGGGTCGGCCCACAGCTGACTGGAGGAACTGGGCCTGAGCCTCAAAATCACCCTGCAACTTCTCAGCTACGTTGAACTCCACATATGTATCAGCAGAGGCACCCATGATAGGTAGGAGCCACGCGTTAAATGCGGACTCAAGCTGCGCGATTACCGGTCCAAGAGTATCTCCGTAAAGCATTTTGCGGAACTCTTTAACGTTAGAGTAGTTCGCGTTATCAAGCACGCCAACCATCGTTGGGTTAATATGGAAAACGCTCGCCACGGTGGTGAAGGACAGCTTGAGGCCCTCGATATACTGCTGCTCATTAGCAGTAAAGTCGACCCGCTTAAGGGTCATACCATCCTCAAGAATGGGAGTTCCGCCAGCCCGCGTGCCATTACCGGCGTATTTGGAGTACCAGTCTTCACGGAAAGCTTCACGGGCCGCGTCAGACCAGCGCGGTGCACCTACCGGGCGTTCCAGCACTGACGACACGCGACCTCCCCGCGCCCACAGCTGCCGACGGTACTTCATGGCCTGGATCTGCTCAGCCAGGACGTCCTTGAGGGCGTCAATAGCAGGACTAACGCCAGTAACGCTTGATGGACTGTATCCCTCAATAGCAACAATCTTTTCGCGAGGAACAGTAGTACCCGCGCCACTACCCCAGCCAATCTGGTACTCAGTAATCCCGAGAGCGTCCTTCTTAGATGGTGTTATCCACGCCGGAGGTACCCGGTATACCTCCCACCCGCTAGGCCCCTCGTACGGGAGCATAAAAGCGCGGTCATAGAGGGCCAAATCCACGACGATACCGAAAACCATATCGTACATGGTCATAGTAGGGTTGGCCCTATTTCCACTTAGCCATGCTCCAACAGGAGAGGTGGTGTCTCGTTCCCGGTCCGTGGAATTCACCCTTTTATATGCATGTAGTCCGAGATGTGCGATGTTCCTGCCGAGGAATGAGACAACAGTTCGGAGATGCGGCTGTGTTTTGTACATCTGAGAAGCACTCATGCCATTAACAGTACGAAGAGCCTCATCAAGATCGTACGAGACGCCGCCAATATAAACAGGTGCAGAAGACCCGCCAAACCGCTTGCGCAGCTTGTCCAGGATTCCCACTAGATGGCCTCCACTCCACCTGCCTCATAAGAAGAACTAGCTTCATTATACATCATCTGGACATAGATGGAAGTGACAAGAGCACTCACTCCATCAATCTTTCCGCGAGACCTCACCTTATCCGGCTTTACATTTCCAGAGGCATCCACATGCGGCACCAAACATGAGATCATCCACCTCAGTACAGGGTCTCCTCCATGGTCTATCAGTGGAGGATCGGACAAAACACGTCGCTTAAGCTCCTTAGTAGGAGACGACAAGGTGACAGCTCCCTGGCGGACTTTCTCCATAGTTAGCCCGTCTTCAGACAGCTGGTTCGTCAGATGGGTACTATTCCACGGATCGAAGCCAATGCTACTAATCCGGTACTTTTCAGCGTCGTCATTTATGTGCTTACGGATAAAGTCATAGTCGGTAACATTACCCGGAGTGACTGTGATCCGGCCTTGACGGACCCAGTCGGTGGCGGCCAGCTCAGTCATGTGGTCCAGACGGTCTAGAGCGGCCTCAGGAAGCCAGTAATGGCCCCACACGCGGCTTGTCCCATCCTCCATAGAACATGTATACATCAGGGCGCACAGGTCGGACACAGCAGCCAGGTCCATGCCACCATACACGACAGACCCGACCATGTCATCGGGAGTCCAGTCGCCCTTACCAGCGCATTTATCCCAGTCCTTGACATTAATGAAGGCCTCTTTCTGGTTTGACCTAATGCCAAGATGGAGCCTTTTGAAGGTGGCCCTATCAGCAGCATTGGCACGAGCCTTATCGGCCTGAGCCCTCATGAAGTCTGGGCTGGGAGTCTCAGGGTAGAGCGGATTAGCCGCATCCCACACCGCCTCGTCATAGATATCAGCGGCATCAGGAGCCGCCCACACCGCCCCGTACATCCTAGGAGCTTTAAAATCGCCCCTAGCGACACCCTCGATCATTGACCTCCGCTTATCATATGGGGTTTGAATACGACCCTCATCGGCCGTTGTGATGATCATAGAGAGTGGCTGTAGACGAGCACCAGAACCAGACTCCAGAGCCTCCAGCAGCACGCCATCCTTATGGACGTGCAGCTCATCGCATATGGACGCATGCGGGTTAGTACCGTGTGCGAGTTCTCCCCTGGATGACACCACCTTAATAACCGATGACGTCTTGGGCTGCCGGATTTCGTTAGTTACTGTCTTAACACCCGCTTTTTGGAGCAGAGGAGAGTATGTGGCAAGGTCGTGAAGCGGCTGGAAGCAGGCCTTAGCCTGGTCACGGGAAGCCGCGCCGATGATTACCTCAGCACCGCCCTCGCCGTCGCCGAACGCCATTGTCATAGCGATTGCGCTGGCCAGTGTTGATTTAGCACCTTTGCGAGGCATCTCGATGAATACCTCGCGGCGCAGACGAATCCAGCGCTCGGCGAGCTTACTCCACACCTGCCAGCCAAACAGTGGGGCAATGATGTAGGCAATCTGCGTGGCAGCCAGCTCGAGTGGTTTTCCTGCCCACCTACCCTTAGTATGTTTAAGACACCCAATAGTCTTGATAACCCTATCCACAGCGGCAGGGTTGAACTTAACTGGCTGCCCGTCAACCGCCTTGGGCGGGTTCGGGGTACGCCAGAGGGGCGGCTTGAGCCGCCCCTCAATACCTCGAGACTCGAGATACCACTGTATCTCCTCCTCGAGTATCGCCGAGAAGTACTTATCAGACAAACGGGTTGAACTCCTCCGAGTCGCCCCGCTTACCCTGGCGTGATTTCGGTGTCAACCTAAGCTCCTTCATGATCGACATAGCCGCCCCTGAATGGAATCTCATTGTACCCTCAGCTGGGCTTTTAGCCAAACGATTATGTCCTCCGTCGTGAACCGACACTGCCCCAGCCTCGATCATCTCATTGCTGGCCATCCTGACCACATGTAGGTGGCGGATGAGCATCTCAAGCGCCCACGAGTCAGCCAGAGTAAGGTTCCCAAGACTCTCCTCAGACAGCGTGTGCATGAACTGTGCCCACAGGTCGGACAGGACAGGACTGGCCTTTACCATAGCCGGCATTTCCGGCCCAGGAATAGCGCTGTCCTTAATACTGCTATTAACTTCTGTCAATTCATCGTCGCCAATAATACGCATTTAAAGGCCCTTTACTCACATAAACGGAATTTTACTCATGTCGTTAACGGCATTGCCCCGGTTCAGGTCTTTCATCCATATTTAGTGATTTTTACGCCCTACCCTTGTGGCATATGTTTTTCTTTTATGGCATTTCTTACAAAGTGTCTGAATTGCATCTGTGTCTAACAACTCATCTAATGTCTTTAATGCGTTCTTCCCTTTTATGTGGTCAACCTCATCGCCCGCGCACCCACACACAGCGCACAAAGGATGCTCAGCTATCCACCCATCCCTAACTCTCCTCCACATCCTTTTCCAGTCGCCCGGGACAGAGGCCCATGGAGACGAGTTCCACCCTTTACGGCTACGCCTCGCCTCCCCGGCCTCACACCCGCACGCCTCCACGCCACGCCCTGAGGGGAGTAGGGCATGGCAGTGGGGGCATCGGGCAGGGGGGGTCATCGGCATGAGGGGGTATCCAGCCCAGACAGGGGGTACTGGGCACACCACCCGGCCTCCACACTAGAGGGGGGCTCCGTCACGAGGGCGGCCACCCAGTCATTCAATCCGTCCATGTCATATGTCCTATCTACTTCTCTACCGTTATAGAATGCAATCAAGACGCTTTCGCAGTCGAGTTCTACGAAGCTAAAGTCAAATCCCTTGTAGTTGGTGGCCGTATAGGCGTCAACGTAAGTAATGGGGGAGTAGCTCCCATACAGAACGAACTTCACCACTCTTCTCCAAGATCGCAATTAACAACCCGTATAGCCACGTCTGTAGGCATCCCTTTATCAATCTCAGAATAAACAGCGCCAATCCACCTAGCTACCCCCTGCTCTGTATTGCGGTATAGGTCTTCATCGTCGGCCAGTAGCCTAACCTCGCCCATGCTCTCAGTTGATAGGTCTTTGGCAAAGGCGCCGCGCTGAGCCTCGTACACGATAACCGGCATCCCATCACATTTAAAGCCTATTGCCGGGAAGTGCGCAGCAAACCTAACACCGCTGCCCTGGAGTACTTGGAGCAAATAACGGACATGGCCCCCCTTGAGTACTGTCACTACGAGGGTTTCACAGTTAGGCACATACTTTTTAACCGTATACGCGGACTGGGCATTGACCTCGCTGTACCACGGGCAGATATCCTCAAGCGCTTTTTCCAGCGCACTCAATTGATCACTCATTTACAACCTCCAGTAGCCGAGCTTTAGTACCCGGACCCCACTGAGTAACCCTAAGCTTCCTCTTGCCGCCCACAATGACATCCATAGTTGGGACACTTTGAATATCGTCCACAAAGCCGTTACTCAGGTCGACCTTGGTGAGTTCAGCGTCCAGCTCAACAGACCATTGCAAAACTTTAGGCCAGTACTGCTTGCACGGGCCACACCATTCAGCAGAGTAGTAAATGAACTTCATGCCAACCTCCCCGCTTCCATGATAGCGGCTCGAAGCCTTGCAGCATGCTCTTTGACATCAAGATACTCAGTATCAACAATCTGCAGGTTCCGACCCTTATAAGATACAACAGCCCTCTCCCCTGAGAACCTCCCCGGCTGCTGCACAGTGACTACCACACCGCCGATGTCGGCAGCCACTTTGAGACCGGCCAAGACGTACTCGCTGTCCATATTCGTTATAGCGTAATAGACATCAATCATTTTGCAACTCCAAACATCCTCATAATTTTAGACATCTCCCCAAGCAACCCAGCGAAGCCGGAGTCCCCCTCTCCAGCAACAGTGATGTAGGCTGGAGTAGCGTCTTTATCAACATGGCGCACACTCGCCCCCACGTCTTCAGCGAAGTGCTTAACGCCAATCATAAGGTTTTCAGGAAGCTCACCGGACACAACAATTCTCATACTCTGCACCATCCCAAGTTTATACACACACTTTCAACATTGTTAGCCCCGGCGGGGCAGGAGACGCTATTATCGCGTGTTTCTACCCGCCGAATAGCTGTCGAGGAAGGTATCTAGCCCTGTCCTCCCCCCGACTACTACACGTACAAAAAGTGCACCGTCACTGGCGCATCCCATGGCTGCGTTTACCCCACGGAACGGCAGCTAGAGGCCTGCGATCCACAGCACCCGCGGCAGCTACGTCCGCATTTGGAACCCCTCCAATCTTTACGATCAATTTACACCTCCAATGGGCATATTCAGGCCCTCCAAGCCCCAATTCGTATGCTCTCATGTTTTTTGATCCCTCTAAGCTGGCTAACAAGATCATCATAATTGCACCATTTTAGGTCATCAAAAACTCTATATCCCGAAGCGTACACTGAGACCTTGTCCTCCCCATACCTTCTTATATGAATTCCATACCCAGTAACGTCAGCTGCAGCCCACAGCTCGGGGGCTGGCTCCCCTTTAACCGATATCAACATGCCTCAACAGTAGCACACCACGGGGCCCGGAGCCTCATGCGCTACAAAAGTGAACAACTCAAACTGCTCATTCCCCGCGACCGGAGTCCTTCGAGGGGCTCGCCGCGCGCCAGCGCGGCGATGCCCATTGGAGGTGGTCGCGGGGGCTCATGTAAACATCCCCCCTTTAGGGGGGATGTTACATGCCCCAAACCGCCAAGGTTATATATCTATACGCGCGCACGCGCGCGGGAG